CCCAATTCCTGGTTTTGATGGGATATCCTCCCACACTTCTATCTCGGTTTTATTCTGCAGCGAAAACAACAGCCTTTCGACTAGCTGATCCACTATAGATACCGAAGATATCAGTCTAAATCGACCTGCCTTGATCTTCTCAATGTTGTGAGGCTCTTGCTTCACAAAGATCCTAACCGGATCTACATATCCCCCTTCCACTAACTCGACAGCGGTCTTGCCATACACCTGCCGGTTGCTCAGTAGCTCAACTCTCTCAATCACTGCATCTACAACTTTCGCCCTAAGAGCTAAATTGGACATAATGTCTGAGTTCTTGGCTACTTTACCTCCGGCTGGTAACAGGCATGCGACATAAGGAAACCCAGGACTAGCATCAGCGTTCAGTTGGTGCATTAAGACGTCCTCGATGTAACTCCTAAGGAGCTGCTTCTCGTCCGTTTTAATGTTCCCTCCTGTCCACTGATCCTTCCGGAATCCGAAAGGTACTCTAGTCGTTGGATACTCTTCCGCAACTGCGTCGCAAGCTTGTTTAAGGCCTCTGGGCCTTTTCCAAACTGATCGATGTCTTTCTGCGTGAATGAGGAGACTGTGCCTTTCTGCGGCTGGGCCGCGGATTGGCCAGCACCATCTTTGGAGCTCTCTTTCAATGTCTGCGTCTGCTTTGTTGCACACTTCACGCTCTGTGTCTGTGTGCCCTCCGCTCGCATCTTGACATCCGTTTGTGTCTGTGCACTCGCCTTTTGCACGGCTGGCCTCTTCTGTTTCTCCACGCTGGCCTTCGGATCTAATCCACAAGTCTGCGCTTCCACGACCAACCTTGCACATGGGCATGCCACCACAACACTGTTTGGGCTCAGTCCACTGGTACCCTCCGATTTGTCGAAAGGCCTCAAGAGCGGCCCGCCTGGACTGACCTGGTTGACCGCTTCTTGAAAATCCAATGAATCAGCTTCAAGAAATTGCTCTTCTGATGGTCCCGCTCGGCTATGTGATTCCTCTGAAATCCCACAGAGCCTACCATATATGTTGCTGTGCTCAGTGGCAATGAACTTGAGAATTACCTCATCGCCCACTTCCATACCTTGCGCAACCACATGATGGCCGACAACTCTGAAAGACAAATCACCACCACCCTCATAAAACGGCTCCACCTCATCGAGCGCATCGAAATAGGTGTCGTACTCATGGGGTGTGGGGTCTCCACTACCAACCCGGCCTCTCTCCAACACCTGGTTACTTTCCATGTAATCATCAGTATCACTGTCATCAGCCCACACCCCAGTGTA